TGTTGTTATTGAAAATACTGAAATAAAGAATAAAAATCCAAAAGATGATGATACATTATTTCAAGAACACAAACAATATTTCATGAATGAATTAAGAAGTAGGAGAAATGATCTATTAAATGAAAGTGATTGGACACAACTCCCAGATATACAAAATATAAAATCAGAAGAATGGAAAAATGCTTGGTTAGAATATAGACAACAATTGAGAAATTTACCTGAAATATATGATCAAAATTATGATATGACTTTCAAAATTCAAAACATAATTTTTCCAAATAAACCATAAGTGATTATAAAGTATGTTACTTGAAAAATTATTAATAGCTAGTGGTTCTAAAAAATCGGTGCCTGTTATATCAAAAGCCTTATACGCATGGGGTGATAATAGTTACGGACAACTTGGTGATCAGACACTTAGTTCCAAGAGTTCACCTATATTAACTTCTGCACCATCTGGCACTTCTTGGGTAGCAGTAACAGCCGGTGTAAATCATACTTTAGCTATTAAATCTGATAATACATTGTGGGCTTGGGGTTATAATTTTTATGGGCAGCTTGGTCTTGGATCAGTGTTTTCAGAAACATCATCTCCAGTAGCAGTAACAACTTCTATTTCTTGGTCAAAAATATCCCATGGTTATACACATACATTAGCAATTAAAACGGATGGTACATTATGGGCCTGGGGAGATAATGGTTCAGGTGAATTAGGTGATAATACAACTATTTTAAAATATTCACCTATTCTTGTATCTGGACCGGCTTCTACTTCATGGTCAGCTATAGCTGCCGGTCGTCAATTTTCATTAGCTATTACATCTACGGGTCAATTATATGCATGGGGTTTAGGCACTTCAGGACAATTGGGTGACAGTAGTATTATATCAAAATCATCGCCTATATTAGTATCTGGACCGGCTTCTACTTCATGGTCAGCTATATCTACTGGTAGTAATCATTCATTAGCTATTACATCTTTAGGAATATTATATGCCTGGGGATTGGGTGGTTCGGGACAATTAGGTGACAGTAGTATTATATCAAAATCATCACCTGTTCTAGTATCTGGTCCTGCAACAACTTCTTGGGCATCTGTATCTGCTGGTTTATCATTTAGTTTGGCTATTACATCAACAGGCCAATTATATGCATGGGGATTTAATAGTTCAGGGCAGTTGGGCGATAATACTCTTACAAATAAATCATCCCCTGTATTAGTATCAGGTCCAGCTTCTACTTCATGGTCAGCTATAGCTGCTGGTAGTACTCATTCATTAGCTATTACAACTTTAGGAATATTATATGCATGGGGGGCAAATGGTATTGGACAATTGGGAGATAATACTACTACATTTAAATCATCTCCCGTATTAGTATCTGGTCCTGCAACAACATCTTGGACATCTGTATCTGCTGGCGGCGGCAGCTATCCAATGAGTATGGCCATAAGTTCTTTAGGGTTATTATATGCGTGGGGTAGTAATAGGTATGGTAAATTAGGTATTGCTTCAACAACTGATAAATCATCGCCTGTATTAGTATCTGGTCCTACAACAACATCTTGGTCAATTATATCTTTATCCAAAGATGCACCATTCGGTTATTGTTTATGTGGTGCTTTAAATACTAGTTCAAAATTATATTTGTGGGGCATTAATTATTTAGATCAATATTCTGATGTAACATCACCTATACAAGTTGGTAATTCTTCTTGGTCCATAGTTAATACAAAATCAAATCATACTTTAGCTATAGATATATCGGGTAGACTTTGGGCCTGGGGTGTTAATGATATCGGACAATTGGGGGATAATAGCCAAGTATCAAAAGGATCACCTGTTCTAGTATCTGGTCCTGCAACAACTTCTTGGGCATCTGTATCTGCTGGCGTTTCACATTCATTAGCTATTACATCTTTAGGAAGATTATATTCCTGGGGATTGGGTGTTTCAGGAGAATTAGGGCATAATGCCATTTCATCAAGATCAACACCAGTTCTAGTATCTGGTCCGGTTTCTACTTCTTGGGCATCTGTATCGGCTGGTTCATCATTTAGTTTGGCTATAACATCTTTAGGAATACTATACGCTTGGGGTGGTAATTCTGTAGGACAGTTGGGCGATAATACTCTTACAAATAAATCATCGCCCGTATTAGTATCCGGCCCTGCAACAACTTCGTGGTCAACTATAGCTTCTGGTATTACTCATTCATTAGCTATTACATCTTTAGGAATATTATATGCGTGGGGTAGTAATACTTACGGACAATTAGGTGACAATACCTTAGTATCAAAATCATCACCTGTTCTAGTATCTGGTCCTGCAACAACTTCTTGGGCATCTGTATCTGTTGGTTTATCATTTAGTCTGGCTATAACATCAACAAATCTCTTATATGCGTGGGGTTTAGGCACTACGGGACAATTAGGTGACAATACCTTAGTATCAAAATCATCACCTGTTCTAGTATCTGGACCTTCCGCAGCTTCTTGGTCAATTGTTTCTGCTGGTTCGGCATTTAGTTTGGCCATACCGATATAATAAATATAGCTGAAATACAATATAATATGGAGAATACATAATGCACCCTATTGATGAAGAACTTTCATTAATGTTAAATGGCAAATTTGATGAAGCGTTTAAAATTTGCGAAGAATTACAAAATTTAGGACCAGATAATACCAAAGATAATAATGAATTATGGATTAGACATTCATTTAATCGGGGATGGTTCAAATTAAAAAATGGTGAATATCAAGAAGGCTGTCAACTTCTAGAAAATGGTAGATTTATTAGTGTTTATGGAAACGGTTATTTAAATACTGCTGCACCATTATGGAATCCAGAAATTCATTCAGCAGAAGGCAAAACAATAATTTTATCTCTTGAGGGGGGTTTAGGCGATGAAATTATTCATGTAAGATATGCTAATCAATTTAAAGAAAAAGGGTTTAGTAAAGTATTTGTTGCTTGCTCATTAGAATTAATGTCTGTATTTGAAAGAATACCCGGTGTTGATGGCGTATTAACAAGAGACAAAGCCCATACTATTGCCCATGATTATTGGTTGCCCGCATTTTCCGCTGGGTGGGTATTAGGAAATACTTTTGATACGATAAATAAAGGAAATTATTTAACAGTAAATTCTGTAAGTTCAGAGGTATGGAATAATTTAATTAAAAAAGAAAAAATTAATATCGGAATTAGATGGGCTGGTAATCCAAAATTTGAACATCAACAATTCCGTATTTTTCCACCAAAATTTCTTACTAATTTAAACAATTATTTTGAAATTCAACTATATTCTTTTCAGAGAGACAACAATATAGTTGAATTACCAGAAAATATCATTGACCTTCAACATTTTCTTATTTCGTGGGAAGATACATTAGCGGCTCTTGATAAGATGGATTTAGTAATTACAAGTTGCACATCTATTGCTCATGCCGCAGCAGCAATGGGTAAACCAACTTGGGTTATTGTTCCAATTTTACCCTATCATACTTGGGCATGGAATGCACCAGAATCAAATACCTCCCCATATTATTCTTCAGTAAAATTGTATAGACAGAAAAAACCAAAAGAATGGCAGGATACATTTAATTTATTATATAAAGATTTAGAAAAACAATTTAATTTACAATCAATAGAATTTCCTGAAGTAACCATAGATAAAAAATTAAAATTAAATCTTGGGTGTGGCGGGTCAAAAATAGATAATTTTATTAACATTGATAATGAAGAATCTACTGAACCTGATATATTACATGATTTAATGAATTTTCCATGGCCATTTGAAGATAACTCAGTGGATCATATTGTGGCAAAAGATATTTTAGAGCATGTAGGAAATACCCCAACTGATTTTATTAATGTATTAAAAGAAATGTATAGAGTTTCAACTGATAATGCTGTTTGGGAAATTCAATTTCCTCATCATAGATGTGATATTGCATATGATGATCCTACGCATGTAAGACGTTTAACGCATACAACTTTTAGATTATTTGATCAAAAAAGAGCATTAGAATTTAAAAAAGAAAAACGTGCAGAAACACCATTGGCATTAATTCATGATATTGATATTGAAATTGTTGATATGAAACATGAATGGGTTCCTTTATGGGAAGAAAAAGTTCGCAATAAAGAAATGACTGAAGATCAACTTTATTTTGTTCTCAATACTCAATGTAATGTTGCTCAATCTGTTATACTTTTAATTCATATATTTAAACCGGGTAGAGCAAATATTAAATGATTTCTGCTAATGATAGCGATGCATTAGCGGTTAAATATTTTAATGAAAATAATTTTATAAAAGCATTAAAACAAAATAAAATAACACAAGCATTATTATATGATGTAAGTCCAAATATTCATAAAAATAATGCTTCTTGTTATAGTAGATTATTTCGCCCATTAAATGCATTAAATGAATATAAAGAATATATGCGTTTATCTAAAAGTAAAACTACTGAAGATATACGACAATTATCAGATTATTATTTACAAGCAGGATTATTTGACGAATCATTAAATATAATATTAAACATGCAAAATGAATCATTTGAAAAATATCATGATTTATCTTTACATATGTTTAGATTAAAAAATTATTCCCATGGTTTCAGATTCCTACAAAAAGGAAAAATTATAGGAAATATATTATGGATTGGAAATACTAAATGGAATATGTTGCCAGATTGTCCAAGATGGGTAAATGAAGATATAACAAATAAAAAAATATGTTTGGTAGGAGAATGTGGTCTTGGTGATGAATTAATATTTTCTAGATGGATACCCGAAATTTTAACAAAATGTAAAGAAGTTCATTATTTAACCGATAATACATTACTGGACGTATTCATTGAAAATTTTCCTGGATTGATTCCATTTAATAAAAATGAAAAATATGATTATTGGATTCCTACGATGGATTTACCAATATTATTAAATATAATAAAAATATTTCCTATTTCTTATATTAAACCAAATGAAAAATATATTGATAAATGGAAAAATAAATTAAAAAATATTATGCCTTTTTATTGTATTAATTGGACAGGAAGTAAAAATTATTCTCAAAATTATTTTAGAGATATTCCTATTGATTATTTATTAACAAAATTATATAATAAAAATATTATAAATATTTGTATGGAAACTGATTATAATCCACCTAATGTAATTGATTTTAGACATGAAATGAAAACATGGAATGATACATTAGCTATTTTATATTTAAGCGAAATGTTATTTACATCTTGTTCAAGTGTGGCTCATGGATCGGGGGCAATAGGCAATAAAACATTTGTATATACAAGACCAGATGATTATTTTGTTTGGAACGCCACATCAAATGGAACTAAATGTAACTGGTATGATGATGTAACTGTTTGGAGAACTGATAGGATCGGTAAATGGAAAGATATTATAGATAAATCTTTTTATCATATAAATAACAAATAATACAATAATTGGAAAAATAAATGGCAGATAAAATAGATTTAGTAATAGATCAAGGAACTACATTTGAAGTAGATTTTTTAGTTAAAGATAGTTCCAATAATACTTTAGATGTTTCAACTTATACCGGAACAGGAAAAGCACGTAAATTCATTAGTTCAAATACTGCTGTTACTATGACTGTAAATTGTTTTTCCAACGGAATTGTTCGTGCTTCATTAACCGCAAACCAAACTGCTAATATGAGTTATTCTGATAGATATCAGTATGATGTTAAATTAACAAGTTCTTCTAATACAGTAATACGTATTGTTGAAGGATTTATAACAATCAGTCCACAGGTATCATATTAATGTTTATTATACATATTCCCGATACACAAAAATATAGAATTAAAATATATAATCGTATTACTTTAATTACAAAAATTTCAAATAGAAAACAATACGTAGTGAGAATAACAGATGAAAACATTTAAAGATTTTAAAAAAGATAAAAATAGATATGTTCCAGAACATCCTATTCATTTTAAAAATAGTCATGTTTCGGCGGTAACAGAAAATTATATCCAAGAAAAAACAGAAAGATACCCACATATAAGTGAATGGTTATTACAAAATGATAACCCACATTTATCAAACCATGAAGTGATATCAAAATCATCAGAAGAAATTTCATCTAAATTAGCAGCAAATTCACCAAAATTTACTGATGATCATCATAAGTATATTAATCAATATACACAAGATAGTTCTGGTATTAATAAACCCTTAATAAAAAAATATGGAACATCAACATCTGTTCCTCACCATGTTGCACATTTTTCTAATAAAATGGATGAAATTACACAAAATCCGATTGGTAATCATTTATCTGTATATTCTGGAATTGGATTTGATCCAGCAAAAAAATTAAAATCAAAAGATTCAACAGTATTTTTACCTGCATATACATCAGCAACACATGATAAACAAGTTGCAAATTTTTTTACTAGAAATATAGGTGATACCCCCGATAGACATATTTTACATATTAGACTAAAACCCAATGATTGGGCAACTCATATTAGTCAACATTCTAATCATCCAACAGAACATGAAACTATTATTGCAAGAAATACTGAATTAAAAATTCATCCTGAACCAAAAATATACACTAATGATAGTGGTGAAAAAGTTCATATATGGAATGCTCATATATCTAATCAATATTAATAGGAGATAAAAATGACTATTCCATCATCACGCGACGAATTAATTGAATATTGTTTACGTAAATTAGGTAAACCAGTAATTGAAATTAATGTATCTGATGATCAAGTACAAGATAGAATTGATGAAGCATTGAAATATTATTATGATTATCATTTTGATGGTGCTGAAAAAATGTATCTTAAATATCAAGTTACTGAAACTGATGTAGCTAACAAATATTTAACTATACCAGAAAATATAATTGGAGTTGTAAACATTTTTGATATTGGCAGCGCAATCGCCAGTGCAAATATGTTTGATATTAGATACCAAATTGCACTTAATGATCTTTATCAATATACTAATGATTCAATTGTACCTTATTATTTGAACATTCAACGTATTAGAATGTATGAAGAAATTTTAGTAGGAAAACAACCAATTAGATATAATCGTCATATCAATAAATTATATATTGATATGAGTTGGGCAAAAATTAAAGTTGGTAGTTATATCATTGTAGAAGCATATCAAGTAGTTGATCCCACAGTATATACTGATGCATGGGGTGATAGATGGTTAGCAAAATATGCTACTTCATTAATTAAAAGACAATGGGGAAGTAATTTAACAAAATATTCTAATATTCCTTTAATGGGGGGAATTACATTTAATGGTGATAAAATTTTGGCGGAAGCCGAAAGAGAAATTGCTGAATTAGAAAGCGAAATGATTTCTTCTTATTCACTTCCAGTAGTTGATCTATTGGCATAATGACAATAAATAAATTTTTTAATAAAAGTTATGGGCAAGAACAAAACTTAATTGAAAGTCTGGTAGCAGAATCAATTAAGATATATGGTATTGATATAAAATATTTACCCAAAACAATTGTTAATTTAGATGATATTTTTCAAGAAGATTTATTATCTCTATTTGATAAAGCATATACTATAGAAGCCTATCCAAAGGATTATGGGGGATTTCAAGGTAATGGAGATATGTTATCTAAATTTGGTCTTGAAATTAGAGATAGTATGAGTTTTTGCTTATCAAAGAAAAGATATAAAGAAGAAATTGGTCATTATCAAAATAATATAAGACCACTAGAAGGAGATATTATATATTTTCCTATAGAGGGAAGTTTTTTTGAAATTAAATATGTTAATAATCGCGCACCATTTTTTACATTGGGTGAACAATATGTGTATGAAATTAAATGTGATAAAATAGAATATAATTCAGAAAGAATTAATGTTGGTATTCCAGAAATTGATACTCGTATATCTCATTATTCAATTGCTAATACTGGTTCTGATTCTTTAACTACTGAAACAGATTCTATTTTACAAACTGAGGATGGTGAATCTATTGAAATAGAAACTGTTAAAGATGTAGGAATGGAATTAAATATTCAAAATGAAATAATACAAAATGAATCGGATGAAATAATTAATTTTAATGAGAAAAATCCATTTGGAGAAGTTTAATGTTAAAAAATAATTATTTTTATCATAAATTATTTCGTAAATATGTAATTTATTTTGGTTCATTATTTAATGATATTTTCATTCAGCGTACAGATGCTAATGATAATGTGGTGCAATGGTTTAATGTTCCTCTTGCCTATGGGCCTAAAAGCGCATGGATTACCAGATTAAATCAAGACCCTGATGCCAAACGCGAAACTGCAATAGTTCTTCCACGTATGTCATTTGAAATTACAAATATTCAATATGATGCACAAAGAAAAATATCTGTTCAACAAAAAATTGTAGCATTAAATACTACTAATCCTAATAATTTAGATTATACTCAATCTGCAATTCCATATAATATTACATTTGCACTAACAATTTATACCAAAACTGTAGAAGAAAATTTACAAATAATGGAACAAATTTTTCCTTTTTTTGCTCCAGAATGGACTGCTTCAGTTAATTTGATTCCAGAATTAGGTATTACTAAAGATATTCCAGTTTCAATAGCAAATGTAACAGTAAATGATCGGTATGAAAATCAAATTGGTCAGCCAAGATTTATTATGTCAACTATTCAATTTTTAATGAAAGCTGAATTATATGGACCAATTAAATCTAAAGGTATTATTAAAAGAACTACAATAAATTTATATGATGACGATCTTTGGAATACCATTGATATTTTTGTAAATTCTGATAATAATCCTGCATTTGATATTGGTGATATAATATATCAAACTAATGGCAAATATATTACTGCCCAAGGTGTAGTAAAATATAGTAGCAATACAATTGTTCAAGTAATGGAAGTTAAAGGTTCATTTAATACATCTAATACATTATATTCTAAAGATACATTAAATAGGGCAAATGTTGTTTCTATTTTGGTAAATGCAACACCAGTTACAGCTATGTACATTACACCAGCATTGACAGCAAATGGAAAACCAACAAATAATTCTGCTATTTCTATTTCGATAGATAAAATAAAAGCAACTGATGATTATGGAATTAGTATTACTATGGATGATATAATATAATGGATAAAGATAAAGATGATAAAATTTCTCGTGCATTAGGATTACCTTCCCCAGATATTAAAAAACAATTAGCCCTTCCTGATAATGATAAATTTGAAGATATTGATGTAGCAAAAGATAATATTAAAGAAATGATTACTCGTGGTAAAGAAGCTGTTGATGATCTTTTAACTATTGCCCAACAATCACAACATCCTCGTGCATTTGAGGTTCTTGCTAATTTATTACGAACTGTAGTTGATGCTAATAAAGATTTAGTTGATATTAATGTTAGAGAAAATAAAGTTAAAGTATTTAATGATAATCGTTCGGTGCAACAACAATTTTTCTTTGGAACAACTAATGAAATGTTAAAACAAATTAAAGGAACTACTAATTCTGATAATGAAATTGAAGGCGAAATCGAAGAGGATTAATTATGAGTGGAACAATATCAGACAAAAGTTATTATTACTTAGGTAATCAAAAATTAAAACGTGTAAATGTTCCTATTAATTATGGAAAAAAAGAAATACGTGAATTTAAAAAATGTGCCGATGATCCAATATATTTTATTAAAAAATATGTTAAAATTATCAATGTTGATAAAGGTTTAATGAATTTTGCACTTTGGCCATGGCAAGAAGAAATGGTCAAAAATTTTGTAAATAATCGTTATACTATATGTAAAATTCCACGACAATCAGGCAAAACTCAAACAGTTGTTGCTATTTTATTGTGGTATGTATTATTTCATGAAAATTATTCAATTTCTATTCTTGCTCATAAATCAGTTCAGGCACGAGAAATTTTAGGTAGATTACAATTATCATATGAAAATTTACCTAAATGGATGCAACAAGGCGTAGTTGAATGGAATAAAGGTAATATTGAATTAGAAAATGGAAGTAAAATTGAAGCATCTGCAACATCAGCAAGTGCAACTAGAGGAAAATCTCATAATTGCGTGTATATGGATGAATTTGCCTTCGTTCCCTCAAATATTCAATCTGAATTTTTTGCTTCAGTATTTCCAACATTATCATCCGGCACTACAACCAAAATGATAATTACATCAACACCAAATGGAATTAATTTTTTCTATAAAATTTGGCGAGATGCAGAAAACGAAAAAAATCAATTTTCTCCATTTTCTGTTCATTGGTCTGATATTCCGGGACGTGATGATGAATGGATGCAAAAAGAACTTAATATTATGGGGCCGGAAAAATTTAGACAAGAATATGGATGCGAATTTATTGGTTCTACAAATACTCTTATATCACCAGAAAAATTATTACAATTATCATCTGCTATGCCAATTCAAGCAAATGAAGTATCACAAATTTATAAACATGCCGATAAGAAAAATCAATTATATGTAATAGTTGTTGATACATCAAGAGGAGTTGGTGGAGATTATTCATCCCTAGTAATATTTGATGCATCTAAAATTCCTTATGAAGTAGTTGCTGTTTATAAAGATAATAAAATATCACCATTAACATTTCCTAGTATAGTATATCAATTCGCTAAAAGCTATAATGATGCCTATGTTTGTATTGAAGTTAATGATAATGGCCAACAAGTGGCAGATATTCTTTTCTATGAATTAGAATATGAACATGTAGTATTTACTCAGATGAAAGGTAGAGCAGGACAAATTCTTAGTGGGGGATTTGCTAATAGGCCCGGAATTGGTGTTCGTACTACTAAAGCAACAAAGCGAGTAGGATGTTCAAATTTAAAAGCATTAATAGAAACAGATAAATTATTTGTAGAAGATCAATGGATTATTGATGAATTAACAACATTTATTGAAATTGGTGATTCATTTCAAGCAGAAGAAGGTCATCATGATGATCTTGTAATGTGTTGTGTTATTTTTTGTTGGTTAGTGCAACAACCATATTTTAAAGATTGGACGGACACTAACGTAAGAGAACGATTAGTTCGTGAAAATTTTAATTTAATTGATGAAGAAATATTGCCATTTATATCGGATGATAGTAATGATTATAAATACACAGATGAAATAACAACAGTATCTTATAGAGAATTTGAGCGTTTCCTGCGGGAAGATTAATAAAACTCTAAAAAGTTAATAATAATAAATAACATTAAGATATTTATTCGAATACTTATGGAGAAAAATAAATGGCAATTAATAGAGTTAGCCCAGGCATTGAAATTAGAGAATTTGATCGGAGCATTGTAGCACGTCAACCAAATAGACCCATTGGTGCTATTTCTGGAATTTTTACTAAAGGACCAGTAGGAGTTCCCACTCTTGTTAGAACTGAATCAGAATTAGTTTCTAACTTTGGCGAACCTACAAATGCAAACGAAGAAACATTTTTTACTGCCGCTAGTTATCTTGCGTATTCTGATCAATTATATGTTATTCGGGTAGCTAATAATGCTTTAAGTTCATACGCTAAACCAACTATTCAATTAGATACTCTATCTATTGTTACTCAATCTGGGGCATTTACTAATTCTGATGTTATCACCATTTCTGGTGCTAATACTATTACAACTGCTAATATTTCGGTAATTACTGATAGTAATGGTAAAATTACAAATTATGCAATAGTTAATGCGGGTGTATTTAATTCATCAGATTTTCCTGTAGGCACCAATGGTTTATTAAATGTTATTGCCAATAATCAAACCACTGGTTCAACTTCTTTAACTTTTAATGTTACTTATAAACCAGTTGCAACAGCCAATCAACAAGCTATTTCTATTAATACTAAAGTAACTACGGCTGGCCTTTATGATGATACTGATTGGAGAGGAAAAATTGGATATGATGGATATTCTAGCGATACAAATTTATTATTTATTTCAAAAACCGCTGCCGATGATCTAAACGGATATCGTGTATCTATAGTTGATAGTGATACAGCATTTTTGTCATCTCTTTTAACCGCATTTAATACCGCATCAGCAAATGTTGTTTTTATTCAAGGTGCAACTTCTGCAAATATCCAAACAGCAAGTGCCTCCGCTGCTAATACTCTTGCAACTAAATTTGGCTATCGTGATATATTTCACTTTGAAATGAATATATCCGCAGATGCTTCTAAACCAAAATTGACAGCAGATTATAATATTACTGGCAAAAAAGTAGTTGGTTCAAACGTAGTTCTTACATTTGCTCAAGCAATTACTCATGCTACAACCTTAACAATTTATGCAAATACTACAACTTTTTATACCGGGACTGGTGGTGGATTACAAAAAGGGGATATTCGTCGTCGTTGGGAATTTGCTGGTGGAGGATTTCCTATATTTACTTATACCGATAAAACTATTACTAATAATATTCTTGATACGGTTTATATCGCTATTGTGGATAAAAATAATAACTTAGTATCATCAATTACTGGCTCTAGAGTTCTTTCTAATAAAGGTTTATTTTCTGGAAAATATTATGTTGATCTAATTAATAAATATAGCAAACATGTTTGGTGGGCAAATCATATTCCAGGATTAACTACATCAACTGATCCAAAAACACTTCTTGCATCAACACAAACTGTACCATTTAATGCATTTCTTGGTGCTGGTTCTAATCTTGTAACTGAAGATAATGTATCACTTGCTACACTGTTGAGTGGATACGATCAATTAAAAGATAAAACAGCAGTCAATGTTGATGTAATTCTAACTGGTAAGTCAGTTGGCGGTTTCAATGGTGAAGGGTTAACAAATTATATTATTGATAATATTTGTGAACAAAGAAAAGATTGTATCGTATTTTCTTCACCACAATTAGACGATTTAACATCTGATTCTAATGATGCAAATTATAATAAAATGATTGCATTTAGTGACACTGTACTTAATTCCTCATTCTGTTTTCTTGATAGTGGTTATAAAGTAATGTATGATCGTTATCGTAACAGATATGTTAATGTTCCTCTAAATGGTGATGTTGCTGGTCTATATGTAAGAACTATAAATAGACTTGGGCCTTGGTGGTCTCCTGCTGGGTTTAATCGCGGCGAATTACGTAATCTTAGAAATCTATATTATAATCCTGGGGAATTAGATCGCGATCAATTATATCCCGCATCTATCAATCCAGTTGTTCAATTCCCTGGTCAAGATGCAATTCTATTTGGTGATAAAACTACATTAAATCAAGGTTCAGCATTTGATCATCTTAATGTTCGTGGATTGTTCATTTATTTGGAAAAAGTAATTGCTGATGTATCTAAATTCACATTATTTGAATTTAATGATGAATTTACTCGTGCAAGATTCATTGGTCAAGTTGATCCAATTTTACGTGATGTTAAAGGTCGCAGAGGAATTTATGATTATCGTTTAATTTGTGATGAAACAAATAATACACCAGATATAATTGATGCTAATGGATTTGTTGCAGATATATATATTAAACCGGCAAGATCAATTAATTTCATTCAATTGAATTTCGTGGCCATGGCTACTGGTATGGAATTTAATGAAATTATCGGCCAATTCGAAATCTAAGGAGCAAAATATAAATGCCTTATCCTAATATAGATCAATTTAGAACAGCATTGGCAACAGGTGGGGTAAGACCTAACCTGTTCTCAATTAATTGTACTTTTCCATCAGCATTAGTAACCGCACAAAATTCTCAGAATACTAATGCACAAAGAAAATTATTTTTTACCGCCAGAGCAGCTTCTATTCCCGAAGATAGTGTTGGACAAATTGGTGTTGGTTATTTTGGTCGTGTAATTAAACTTCCTGGCGATAGAACATTTGCTAATTGGACAACTACAGTAATTAATGACGAAGATTATCTAGTAAGAAATACTCTTGAACAATGGCATTCAGGAATTAATGATATTATTGATAATAATAGAGACCCAGCATTTGCATTACAATCTGGATATAAAACAATTGTAAATGTGGTTCAATATAATAAAGTTGGTGATCCTATTAAATCATATGATTTATATGGTGCATGGCCAATTAATCTTGCTGGAATGAATTTAGATTGGAGTGAACAAAATACTATTCAAGAATTTTCTGTTACTTGGTCATATGATTATTGGCTTCCAAATAATATTCTAACACAATAATTTTTATTTGAAAGTATAAAGTATGAATTTATTTGGATTTCAAATCCGCCGTCAACAAGATTTAAATCCTCCACAATCATTTGCGCCACCAATTTCTGATGATGGTGGCGTAAATCTTATTACAGGTGGGTTTGCGGGAAGTTATGTTGATTTAGAGGGTTCATCTAAAACTGAATCTGATTTAATTACACGTTATAGAGATATGTCTCTCCAGCCAGAAATTGAAATGGCTATTGATGAAATTACTAATGAAGCAATCTCTATTGATCCTACTAATAATAGAATTATTGATATTAATTTAGATCAAATTAATATTGATGACAAAATAAAACAACTTATTACTAATGAATTTAATTATTGTCTAAGACTTTTAAATTTTAATCATAAAGCATATGAAATTTTTAGGCAATGGTATATTGATGGTCGTTTATATTATCATGCTATTATTGATAATACTAATTTACAAAATGGAATAGTTGAATTAAGATATATTGATCCCCGAAATTTAAGAAAAGTTAGAGAAATAAAATCCTCTAAAACAACATCTATAGATTCACAACAAACAGTTCCAACACAAAAAATAACTGAATATTTTCTTTATTCAAATAAGGGAACAACTACTAAAGATTTTTCATCACAATATACATTAAAAATTGCGAAAGATTCAATTGTGTATTGTACATCTGGTTTAACTGATAAATCAAATCAGATGGTTTTATCATATCTGCATAAAGCAATTAAACCATTAAATCAATTGCGTATTCTTGAAGATGCCACAGTAATATATCGTATTTCTCGTGCTCCAGAAAGACGTATTTTTTATATTGATATTGGAAATTTACCAAAAATGAAAGCCGAACAATATGTTCGTGATATGATGGTAAAACATAAGAATAAATTAGCATATGATGCTTCTACTGGTGAAATCCGTGATGATCGTAAGTTTACTACTATGTTGGAAGATTATTGGATTCCTCGCAGAGAAGGTGGGCGTGGAACGGAAATTTCTACATTGCCTGGGGCAAGTAATATCGACCAAGTATCTGATTTAACATATTTCAAAGATGCCCTTTATAATTCATTAAATATTCCTGTTAATAGAATACAATCAGATTCACCATTTGTATTTGGCGAAACCGATAATATCACAAAAGCAGAAGTTAAATTCTTTAAAACTATTCAAAGAATGAGAACTCGTTTTCAAAGTTTATTTTTAAGTTTTCTAGAAAAACAATTAATTCTTAAAAATATTATGTCTTTTGAAGATTGGGAATCTATTAAACAATATGTTAAATTTGATTATACTGTAGATAATTTTTTTGCGGAATTAAAACAAGGGGAAATTCTAAAACAAAGAGTTAATCTGGCTAGTATGATTGAACCTTTTATTGGTAAATATTATTCAGAGGATTATGTTCGTAGAAATATTCTCCAACAAAGTGAAGAAGATATTCTTGAAATTGATTCACAAATTAAAATTGATAGAAAAAAAGCATTAGAAAGAGCAATTGTTCAGGCTAATCAAGATGCTCAAGTATCTCTTGTTCAAGGCAGGGCAAGTTTGCAATTACAATCAGAACAAATGCAAATGGCTCAACCAACTGAACCCGATACTAAAACAGAAAATAAATAAATACTTAAAAAATAGTAGCGGAGAATTAAAATGACTTATAATACAAAAGATTTAGTCGATTTTGCAACAAGTAAAAATGCAGTAGATTTTACTACTGCCCTTAATAATATTATGACATCTAAAGTCAGTGAAAAATTAACTGATTTTCATGAAGATATGTGCAAAGGTATTTTTAAAACTGGTTATGAACCACATAACTCAGATGAAGAAAAATTTATGGATAAACATATTCCCGCCGTAGTTGATTATCCTGTTGATAATGAAGACGGTCTACCTTTTCGTGATGATGTTCTACAAACACGTAGTATGAAACAAAATAATCCTGCATCATATGACAAAGGCGAAGATGAAGAAGTTTATGAAGAAACTATTCAAGAACGTAAATTAACTAAACCAGAAATGTCTAAAAGAGAAGAAATTGCAAAAGCACTTGCTCACAAATTTCCATCTATGAACATGCAGAAAAAAATGGCTATTGCTACCGCACAAGCTAAAAAGAGTGCATAATAATGAGAATTATTAAACCAATTGGTAATTTAATAACATTAACTTCTACTGCAAATAGTTTCAGTAATGCTACATTGGTTTATATTGCCACAGGAAATCAAGCAACAGTAAATGTTGCATATAGTAATGGAACAAATAGATTTTCATTTTCTATTCCTGCAAATCAATTCATGTTTGTATCAAAAGACCCAACAGATGTTCTTACTGCAAATCTAGCAGTTAGCGCCACCGCTGCTGCATATAGAGGATAAAAATAATGCATCTTATTACTGAATTAACAGAAGAAATTAAATTTCTAGAAGAAGGTGCCACTGAGGGTAAAAAGAATTTCTTTATTGAAGGAATTTTTATTCAAGGGGCGGTTCCCAATAGAAATGGTAGAATTTATCCTATGCCTGTTCTAGAAAAAGAAGTAAATAGATACATTAAAGATTCTATTAATGAAAATAGAGCATTAGGGGAATTAGGTCATCCTGATGGTCCTAATATTAATCTAGATAGAGTAAGTCATATTATTACTAAATTGTATAAAGAAGGTAATAATTATATCGGTAAAGCTAAAATTCTAGAAACTCCAAATGGTAAAATTGTAGAAAATTTACTTAAAGAAAATGTTAAAATTGGTGTTTCTACTCGTGGTCTTGGTTCTTTAGTTCAAAAAGATGGAATTATGGAAGTACAAGATGATTTTAAATTATTTACAGCAGCCGATATTGTTGCTGACCCATCTGCACCCCATGCTTTTGTAAATGGAATTATGGAAGGTAGACAATGGATTTTTGATATTGCATCAAATAAATGGCAAACAATGCAAATAGTAGAAAATACAAAGAAAGCCGGTAAAATTCTCAATGAACAAGAAATGCTATATATCTTTCAGAATTTTATTGAAAAATTAAGAAGCAATAAATAGTAATTATATAAAAGGAAATAGGGTTATGGAAAATTATAAAACCGAAAAACTTGATGAAACTGCCGCATCAGATACATTAGCGCCAAATTCACGTCCTGCCGATGATATGTCAAAAACAGATATGATGGCATCAATGATGTCATATATGAATGGTATGTCCAGAGGCGATATGATTGATTTTTTCAATAAATCAATGACACAATTTGGTCCAAATGCTGATCTTGGCGTTCCTGATGTTACAGCAGAAAGAAATCTACAATCAGTTACTACAGTTGGTGCTGTAAAAGAAGATGTAGATACAATGTTTGCCGGTCAAGATTTAACAGAAGATTTTAAAGAAAAAGTAACTACTCTTATTGAATCTGCTGTTAATGCACAAGTTGCTCTTTATTTAACACAACTACAAGAAGAACAAGAACAACAATTTGAACAACTAGTAGAAGAATATAAAGAAGAATTAACTGGTCAAGTTGATGATTATCTAAATTATGCCGTTAATGAATGGGTAAATGAAAATAAACTTCAAATTGAAAATGCTATGAAATTAGACCTACATGATAGTTTCATGAATGGATTAGCAAATCTATTTAAAGAACATTATATTGATATCCCAGATGAAAAATTTGATGTTCTCCAAGCATTACAAGATGAAATTGATAGTCTAAAAGAACATGTTAATGATGTTGAAAATAAATGTATCAATTTAGCTTCAACTAATGAAGAATTGTCATGCCAAATGATTTTCTCAGAAATGAGAAAAGGTTTAACTGAAAATGATGCAGTTAAATTTGAATCTTTGATTGAAAATCTAACATATACTGATCTAGATAATTATAAATCTAAATTACAAACAATTAAAGAATCATATTTTGCTACTAAACCAGTAAGCACATCTGGCATCACACAAATGGATGATGTTATTGGCATTAGTTCATTAAATGAAGAAACAGATAAAGAAATTGTAAATTCTGATCCAGAAATTACAGAACTAGCAAAATTAATGTCAAAAACAGCAAGACGCTAAATAGAATTAAATACAAAAGGAGTTATTTAAATGTATCTTAACGAAGAAGTCATCAATAAATGGAAACCAATTCTGGAACATCAAGATATTCCAGGAATTAAAGATGAACATAGAAAAGGTGTAACCGCCGTTCTACTAGAAAATACTACAAAAGCCTTAAAAGAATCACAAGGCTGGGCACCCCGTTCACTTCTTGAAGCAGGTGTTCCTACAAACGTAACTGGTTCTAGTGTTGATAATTATGATCCAGTATTGATTTCTCTAGTTCGTAGAACAATGCCAAATCTTATCGCTTATGACATCATGGGTGTTCAACCTATGACTGGTCCTACTGGCTTAATTTTTGCTATGCGTTCACGTTATACCAATCAATCTGGTGCAGAAAACTTCTACAATGAAGTAAATACATCTTTCTCTTCTGTTGTATCTGGCGCAAATACTCTCGGCCAAAAACATGTTGGCACTCTTCCTGGTTCTGCTACACAAACCGCAAACCTTGCTGAAAGTGGTGTTTACAACTTTGGTTCCGGTATGTCAACTTCCCAAGCTGAAGCATTAGGCGCATCAACTAATACTGCCATTCCTCCAATGGCATTCTCAATTGAGAAAGTTACTGTAGAAGCAAAATCTCGTGCCCTACGCGCTGATTACTCAATCGAAATGGCACAAGATTTGAAAGCAATCCATGGTCTTGATGCTGAAACCGAATTAGCTAATATTCTTTCAACAGAAATTCTAGCTGAAATTAATCGTGAAGCTGTAAGAACAATTGCTGTAACTGCTACTCGTGGTGCAAATGTTGGTACAACTACTGCCGGTATTTTCGATCTAGATACCGATTCTAATGGTCGTTGGATGGTTGAAAAATTCAAAGGTCTAATGTTCCAAATCGAACGTGAAGCTAATCAAATTGCTCGTGATACCCGTCGTGGTAAAGGCAACATTCTAATTTGCACATCTGATGTTGCATCTGCTCTACAAATGGCTGGTGTTCTCGATTATGCTCCTGCTCTAAATTCTAATAATCTACAAGTTGATGATACTGGTAATACTTTTGCTGGTGTTCTAAATGGTCGTATTAGAGTTTATATTGATCCATATGCCGAAGGCGGTCAATATATGGTTGTAGGTTATAAAGGCGCATCTTCTTTTGATGCTGGTCTATTCTATTGCCCATATGTTCCTCTACAAATGGTACGTGCCGTTGGTGAAGATTCTTTCCAACCTCGCATTGCGTTCAAAACACGTTATGGTATGGTTGCAAATCCTTTTGCAGAAGGCAGCACCGAAGGTCTTGGCGCACTAACAAAAGACAGCAATAAATATTACAGAAGAATTTTTGTACAAAATCTACTCTAATAATATACAAATATAGTATATGTAATTTTCCCCCTAGATTAGTTTCTAGGGGGTTTTTATTTAATTTAATTTATTAAAAATTTTATCTACATCATTTTCGTCTAGAAATAGAATATTTTTATCAGTATGTTTCAAAAAATATTTAATTTTTTTAATATATTTTAAGTTATTAGAATATTTTACTATAATATTCCAAATTTTAAATTGATTTTCTAAATCAATGGATTTCGGCCATTTTATATCTGAATATTTTTCATTCCAACCATGTACTTGATATAAAATTTGACCAAATATATCTTTAACATCTTCTTTTGATAGTATATTACTACCAAATTTAAAAAAATAAAATTTTGATCTAGCTTTCGCTGAAATATGATTAGATAAATTATTCATTTCTATATTATATTGTTCTAGATTATGTTTAGCGAAACAATCTAAAGCATCAATAATTTTCTCTTTATTAATTTCTGTAAACATATTATTATTCCTTTGTTACTGTTTTCTCAAATATATCAGCCCACGCCACAGAAATATAACTAAAATCATTCCGTGAAATAAACATATATTTTTCCTCAGATTTTACCGTTGCCATAGTGTATAATTCACAAATAGAATGATATGGTTCAACATAACTACCATATTGATATACAGGATGACCATCATCATTAATTACCACAACTGGTAATGTTGCACGCCATTGTTTTTCTGCCCATTCTTGTATTTTAGGATAAAAGAAACGCCGAAGAAAACGCGGAAGCACAGAATAATGACCAAGACGATAATTTTCGCGCGTAGTCAATACATTCTTATTTGATTGCTCTTGAAGCATTTCCAATTGACGTAAACATGCCATCCTAACATGTTCTTTATCAACTAACATAGATGTTTCATTCATTTTCATTCCCAAAATGATAAATATAATAACAAGATCGGGGTCAATCCGACAAAATTAAAATTAATGGGGGGATACGTTATCCTCCCTATTTTTTTAGGAGAATAGTATGTCTGCTCTACAACGTCAACCAAAAAATCCCAACTTACTTTCCTCTACTGGTTATAGATTCCATATAGAAAGAATACCAAATGTAAATTTTTTCTGTCAAGGTATTAATATCCCTGGTAAAAAAATTGAAATGTCACAACAATCAACTCCATTAGCATCAATCAATTTAATTGGAAATCATTTAAAACATAATGATCTTACTGTAACATTTAAAGTAGATGAGGATTTACAAAATTTTCTTGAAATTTATAACTGGTTAGATGCAGCGGGGCATCCAGAATCATTAGAAAATACTAGACAATATCTTAACATATATGATAATATGTATTCTGATTGTATGGTAACAATAATGGATAATAACAAAAATACTAATATTAGAATGCAAATTATAAATGCATTTCCTCTTAGTATTTCTGATTTAATTTTTTCATCTACAAATACTGATGAAAGCCATCTTGTTGCTACAGCAATTTTTAAATATGAACGATTAAAAATTGAAAGATTAGAAAGAAATGTCAATTGATGAAATTTTAGATTTATGGGAAAAAGACTGTGTAATTGATGAAACTAATATAGGGCATTCATCAATTTATAGTAGTGAATTGCATCGTAAATATTTACGTTTTCATACTACAGAAAATATTATTCTTAAAAAATATAAAAAAGATTATCAAAAATTATATAAAATTAAATGGCAATATTATCTTGGGTGTTTAGATCAAGAAGAAATGGATAACAGAAATTGGGAACCATTTGGAATGAAAATATTAAAACAAGATTTATCCATGTATCTAGATAGCGATGATGAATTATCTGATGAAAAATTAAAAATGGAAATTCAAGAAGAAAAAGTTAATATATTGACAAAAATTATAGATTCTGTTAATAAACGTTCATTCTTAATAAACAATTATATTGAATGGAAAAAATTTGAAAATGGAGTTAGTTAATGGCAGATGTAATTATAGAATATAAAGATGAAGTTTATATACGTGTTCGTGCTAATCAAGCAATTGAACGCGAAATTCATGATGAATTTAAATTTTCTCTCGATAAAGCAAAATATTTAAAACGTAAAGGTAATACACGTTTTAAAAATTGGAATGGGGATATTCATATGTATAATCTCCGAACCAAAGAAATATATTCTGGTTTAAAATCTGCTATTATAAATTTTTGTAATGAAGCTGGTTATACAGTTGATGATATTACTCCAAATAATTCCATTGTCTTTAATGATGATGAATATAATTCATTTGTAAAAAATCTTGAATTACCAGAAAATAGAAATCCTCGGGATTATCAAAAAGAAGCATTTATTGAATGTATTCAAAATAATAAAGCACTTATTGTATCTCCTACAAGTTCGGGCAAATCATTAATTATTTACATGGTATCCTCCTATTACGCACAATTGGGGCATAAAATTTTAATCATTCTTCCTGGCACAATATTGCTGGAACAAATGGCATCTGATTTTCGTTCCTATGGATACACCGATGCCATCCATATTGTCAAGGGAGGAAGAGAGAAACAGAGCGATTCAGCTATTACAATTTCTACATGGCAATCTTTAGTTGATATGGATAAGGAATATTTTAATCAGTATGGGGCGGTTATATTCGATGAAGCACATACCTGTAAGGCAAAGTCTCTAACTGCCATTGTGGGCCATCTAGGAGGCTGCAAACACCGCTTTGGCTTCACAGGGACGGTCCATAGTGATGTGGTCAATCTGATGACGTTAGAGGGTCTTTTTGCACCAGTTAAACAATATGTAAAAACACATGAATTAATGGAACGCCAAGAAGTTGCAAATTTAGATATTCGTATAATTTGTTTTGATTATGATAAACAAACTCGCAAAGCATTAAAAGATACTTCATACCAAGATGAAATAGATTTTATTATTTCTAATCCATATAGAAATGAATTTATTCGTAAATTAGAAAAAAATCTACAAGGAAATACATTAATTTTAACATCTCGTATTGACGATCATGCTAAAATTTTATATGATTTATTCCGTAAATATGGTAGAATTGTTTATTATATTGCAGGGGATATTGCGGATGATGAAAGAGAATATATTCGCAATACAATGGAAAAAGAAACTAATGCAGTTCTCATTGCATCCTATGGAACTCTTAGCCAAGGCGTTTCTATTATTAATTTACATAATATAATATTTGCAACTGCATATAAAACAAATATTAAAACATTACAATCAATTGGTCGTGGCCTACGACGATCAGATGAAAAAACTGATGTTATTTTGTATGATTTAGCTGATGATTTTTCTTATGGCGGCCATAATAATTTTTGTTTAAACCATTTACTCGAAAGGGTTAAAATATATGACGGAGAACAATTCAGATACACAACCCACAAGTATCAAATCGCTTCACAATTCACCACTAGTTCTAAAATTACTTAGTGGGGAAGAATTAATTGTAAGTCAAATGTATTTCAGGGAAAATTCAAAATCAGTAATAATTTATTTTCCATATGGAATATATCGCCAAGTTAATAGTATGAATAACATTTATCTTTCAAAATGGATTCCATATACAAATGGGGATCATTTTTCTTTATATAGAAATCATATCTTAACTATAGCATCCCCATCCACAGATTTATTACAACATTACTCAGAATGCCTACAGGAAGAAATTAACAATGAAATTGACACAGATGAACGAATCAACGCAACCCAATATTCATATCTCTCCCACTAAAAAAAGAAAAACTCATTATGTTAATAATAGAGATTTTTATAATGCCTTGGTGGCATACAGGGAAAAAATCAAAGTAGCAAAAGATAATAATAAATCTCTGCCCCAAATTCCAAAATATATTGGGGAATGTATATTCATGATTGCTACTCGATTATCTGAAAAAGGAAATTTTATCAATTATCCTTTTCGTCAAGATATGATTTCTGATGGAGTAGAAAATTGCCTTCGTTATTTACTAAATTTTGATCCAGATAAATCAACAAATGCTTTTGCATATTTTACCCAAACAATTAAAAATGCTTTCATCAGAAGAATTGAGGAAGAAAAGAAAAAGATGTATTATCAATACAAGTTATCTGAACGCATGGCATTAATTGATAATTTATATGATAAAAATACAGATATTGATTACACATTCATTGAAACTTACGAAGAAAAATTAGCACAGAAAAGAGAGAAAATCAAACAGAAAAAACTTACAGAATAAGCATTTTTTCTGTTGACATATAATTAAGTTCTCTGTATAATAGCACCTGTGCGAAATGAAAACAATAAGGAATAACTATTATGAATAATGTAGAAAATTTACCTATACCTCCAATTATTAAACAATATATTGTTAATATGATGGATAATAATATCCAAACACATGCACGAGAAAATTATAGAGATATTCTTGATAAAATTCGTATTGTATGCGAAGAAGCAGTAATGACCTTCGATAAAGGTAAAAGATATAATAAACATAATTATATGAAAAAAAGATAATGAATAATAAAGTTGCTTTAGTTACTGATACACATTTTGGAATAAGAAATGATCATCCATATGTATTGAATTTTTTCTGTGATTTTTTTGAAAATACTTTTTTTCCTAAATTATTAGAAGAAAATATTACTCATATTATACATTGTGGTGATTTAGTAGATAGACGTAAATTTGTTAATTATAATACAGCAACTAAATTACACGAATGTTTTACCAACAATGTTATTAAGAATAATATGAATCTTGATATCATTGTTGGCAATCATGATTGTACATTTAAAAATACAAATAAAATAAATGCATTAAATATTTTATACAATAATTATTCTCATAAAAATATAAAATGGTTTATTGAACCAACTATTAATATAGTTAAAGGAAAACCATTATTATATTTACCCTGGATTTGTGATGAAAATTATGATAAATCTGTAAAAATGATAGAACAATCACATGATATCGCATCATTTGTATTTGGACATTTAGAACTTCTGGGTTTTGAAATGTATAAAGGAGCGATATCTGATATAGGACTTAATAGAAGATTATTTGAAAATTATCAGCATGTATGGAGTGGTCATTTTCATCATCGTTCCACTATAGGAAATATTACATTTATTGGAACACCATATGAAATGATGTGGTCCGATTGGAATGATATTCGGGGATTTGAAATTCTTGATTTAGATACAGGTGAATCAGAATTTATTCAAAATAATAAAAAATTATTTCATGTAATAAACTTTAATGAATACAATCCATCTTTATTTAATTCCAATAATTACAAACATTCATTTATTAAAATTATAATACAAGATCAAAATTATAATGAAACAAAATTAGAAACATTAATTGATACTTTAAGTAAAGTTGATCCAATTGATTTAATTGTCATTAATCAAGCTGAACTTGATTTAACTGTATCTGATATTGATTTAACTAAAATTGAGGATACAATGCATACAATTAAAAGTGCAATTGATATTATTGATGATTTATCAGATAAAAGAAAAAAAGATATAGTTACATTGATGTATGAATTACATACAGAGGCACAACAACTGAAAGATTAATTATGCATATTACATTTGAAAAAATAAAAATAAAAAATTTCTTGACTATTGGTAATTATTTCATTAATGTTAATTTATGTAAAAATCCCCTTACTTTAATATATGGAAAAAATGGGCATGGTAAATCTTTAATATTGGATGCCATTTCATTTGTATTATTCAATAAACCATATCGTGATATTAATAAACCACAATTAATTAATTCAATTAATAAAAAAGAATTAGTAGTAGAAATTTCATTTACTATTAAAAATGATTCATTTAAAATTATTCGGGGAATGAAACCAAATATTTTTGAAATATATAAAAATGATGTTCTTCTTAATCAAGATGCCGATTCTAGAGATTATCAAAAATATTTAGAGGATCATATCATTCATCTTAATCAAAAAGGTTTTAATCAAACAGTAATTATGGGGTCGGCTACTTTTGTACCTTTTATGAAACTTAAAACTCCTGAGAGAAGATTAGTAATCGAAGATTTACTTGATTTACAAATTTTCACATCAATGAATATTGTTCTTAAACAAAAAATTAAAGATAATGAACAAGTAATAGAAAATATTCAGAGTAATATTTCTCAATTTAAATCTAAAATACAATTACAAGAACAATACAATAAAAAAATAGAAGATGATCGTGCGGAGGGTATTGTAGAATTAGAACAGAGAATTAATAATCTTCAATCCGAAAATAATAATCTCCATGAACAAATACAAAATAATAATAATTTAATTGAACAATTAAGTAATAACATAACAGATGAAACAAAATTACGAAATAAAATTAAAGAAATTCATGAAATTAAAATTGGATTAAATCATAGATTAAATGATATTAAATCAGATATTGATTTTTTCAGTAGTTCAAATTATGAATGCCCTACTTGTTCCCAAGAATTAAGCGATGAATTTAAAAATAATAAATTACATATTTGTGAAGCAGATAAAGATCAAATCGAAAATGGTATAGAAAAATTAAAAATTAAACAACAAAAACATCAAGATAAATTACAAGTAATCGTTGATATATCAAACAATATTAATAAAATTACAAATGATAATAAAATTGCAATGAGGGATATATCACATAATAATAAAATTATTTCAGAATGCTATGAATCAATCAAAAAAATCCATAATAAACAAAATAAAGAAATTAATATTGATGTTATAACAGAATTAAAAAATAATAAAACAGAGTTAGAAATAAAATTAAAAGAATTAAGTTTAATTGGGGAAAATTATAATATTGCTTTATCTTTATTAAAAGATAATGGAATTAAAGCACAAATTATTAAAACTTATATTCCAGTAATAAATAAATTTATTAATCAATATTTAAAAGAGATGGGATTTTTAATTAATTTTCAATTAGATGAAAATTTCAATGAAACAATTAATTCACGAGATAGAGATATATTTACATATGGATCATTTTCAGAGGGTCAAAAATTACGTATAAATTTAGCATTGATTTTTACATGGCGCATGATTTCAAAAATGATAAATTCTACAACCACTAATATTATTTTCTTTGATGAAATTATGGATAGTTCATTGGATCAAGAAGGAGTTGATGCATTCTTTAGATTATTAAAAACCTTTGAATCTAATTCCAATGTATTCATTATTAGTCATAATATTGATGCAGATAGATTCCCACATAAAATAAATGTTACAATGGCTAAAAATTTCAGTAGATGGACGGAGAAATAATCATGGAAAAATTTTCAGAATTTGGTGATGTTGCATATGAAATTGAAAATAAAATCTTAGAAATATTAAAAGATGATAATGTCAATGGAGTTGCAGGACCAGAGATTGGAATCAATTATCAAGTTATAGGATTTAAAAGAGTAAAAGCCCCTAATTTAGTAGTTGCTTTCAATCCTAAAATAGTTCATACTAGCGATGAAAAAGCAGTTTATTATGATATTTGTTATTCATATCCTGGTTTAATTGTTAAGATGACGCGGCCTGTTAGTATTCGGTTACGATATCAAAATGTTAATGGTTTAGTTATTACTGAATCATTAATGGGATACGATGCTTTACGGGTTCAACACGAAATACGTCATTTAGAAACAGATAAACCTTTTTTCCATGATGCAAATTTTATACATAAAATGAAAGCAATTAAAGATTGGAAAGTTATTACACGAAGAAGGAAAAAATTAAATGACTAGTATGAATTGTAATTGTGGTTATGTAAATTGTGACCCAGCAGATTGTGATTGTAAAAAATTTGGTATTGATGAATGTGAGTATTGTTCAATAAATACAGTTAATATTACTATTCCTAGTAGTCCTATTTTATATGGCTTAGACAATAATAATGATAATAATACAATGCAAATTAATTCAATTGAACCTGTATCAAATAAAAAAGAAAAAGTAAATCACCCAGATCATTATTCACCTGGGCCTATGGAAGTTATCAATATTATTGAATATTATAAATTAGGATTTCATCTTGGAAATACTGTAAAATATATTTTACGTGCTGGGGTAAAAGATGCTAATACAGAAATTGAAGATTTAGAAAAAGGTATTTGGTATATGCAACGTAGAATTGAATTATTGAAAAATGGCAAAAAAAGCAGGGCGTAAGAAATTACCGCCCAATTTTGTTCATCATACAAAAAAAACTATAGAGAAAATAAGTGAAGCCCACAAGCAAAAATGTGAGGATGATCCTAATCATCCAATGATTTCTAAATCAGTTTGTTTTGCGTGTGGACAAGAATTTCAAACAAATATGATTTTACGCTGGCATAATGAAAAATGTTTTTCATTAAAAACATTGTGGTCTTATGTGTCTCCTAAATTACGCGGGAGACCATGGCCCGTGCAACGATGAAATATAACTAAATGCAGTTATTGCTGCCGTTCCGTCACCAGATAAAATCATATGAAATTCTATATTCCATTTTTTTATCTTTTCTTTGATTTTTTCACCAATAAGATTTGCTTCTTTTTCAGTTTGATTTCTACCAATAGACGAATAGGGTTTACATCGTTCAATGTAAAAATTGATACTAGGAAAACGATTGTGTTCCCATAAAATATATTCATGAAAACATTGCGGCATGGTATCCTCACAGTAAACCGAGGAAAGGATGATTGGACTATCCGTGATAACATAGTCCACAAGCCCGTTCAAGCGTTCTACGCGCCATTGTTGGTTCGCCATGACGTAGGGCTGGTAAGCTAAGGCTTTCTGGCTGTCAGACCATGTTAAATCCTTTGCATACTCGGTTACTAATTCACAATTAAACCCCGCCATTTTCATCATATTAAAAAGTCCCGCCGCAGTCGTCGAATTATGAGTTATTATAAAATTATCAATTATGAATAAATTATCTCCGTCTAATTCAAAACCATAATATTCGTCAAAATTATCATTATGTGTTACAGAATTTATTTTTATTAAACTGGTATTAGTTTTTCTAACATCAGAAGTGCATTTTTTACGGGTTATTTTACATGGAATTTTATTTAAATTTTTCCCCATGATAAAAATTCTATAATAATTTTTTTGATATTTTTTATTAAATTTATTAATGATCGTTACTTTAAACCCTAAAGATTGACAAATAAATTTTATATCTTCTGATAATTTCTTAAATTTTGTTATAATTTCATAAATATTTTTCCTTTTATCAAAATAACCATCAGAATCTATTAATCCTGCCAATATTTGTAATCTTGTATTTTCGTCATTTATTAAATAATTTTTTGGAATATGTTTATTATTTAATAAATTATAGATACGAAAATATTTCAACAATAACGGTTCGCCTTTATTAATCTGTCTTTTTATTGAATATGTAAATTTACTATTTCCTACTTTAACTAAAGTGCTTAATTCCCCCCAATTTTCTGCAAAATATTTTAAATATTCGACTACTTCTTGATCGGCATTTGTAATTCTGTTGTATGCATCCGAATGCCCGTCACCTAACCACATACCAATATAATATGGATCAATTAACACATCTTTATATGCAAATTCAACCCCATTAAAAAATAATTTATTTCTATCTTTAAATGTTTTATCTTTATTCACATAATCGCGTATTGTAATAAAAGTAATTTTATTTAAATTTTTTTTCGTATTTTTTAATGCTAATATATGATTGCCTGTTGCTTCTATTACAGTATTATTATCTAATTTAATAGAATATAATTGTTCTATACCATAAAATAATTTTTTAATATGTCTAGGGGTAGAATCTGGCCCCATCAATACATCATTAATTGTTATTTGTTCAATAGGAACAAATCTACCATCATACAATAATACATTTGTTCCTTTTTTTAAACATTTACCTGCGGCGGGAGCACCAAAAAAATTAATTACTTTCATGTTCAATATCAGCAATTAACATTTCTAAAATTTTAATTTTCATATCTGGAGGGACAGTAGAATATTCCTCTAGAAGTGTTTCTAATTCATAGAATAAATCTTCTGCGCCTTCTGTTTCTGTAAAATCAGCCATTTTTATGCTCCTTCATATGCTTTCATACAAATTTGTTGTAGTTCTTTATCATAAGAATATAAACTGTAAGCAGATTTAATATGATAATGTGGTTCTGCTAAACGAAGTAAAATTTCTTGTAATGTTGCACCATCTTTTTGTGATGTATTATCTAAATCATATGCCATGCGACCGTCAATAGCCGCATATATTTTTTCTTGATCTTTTAATAACATTAGAAATTATTTTCTTGTAATTTAGATTCTTCTCGAATTTTGGTATAAATTTCTTTAATTGAATTTATACCAAAAATATTTTTAACTCGTTGTTCAATATCATCAAAAGCAATAGGTGTAAAATTTGTTTGTTCCACACTTACATTTATATACCATTGTCTTCCATCCTCTTTCATTACATTATTATGTAAATGTCCATGAATATTAACAATATAACGAACTTTTCCATCTAGATGAATAGGAATGTGCGTCATAATCATATTATTTAATACATGACATGCTCTAATATCTCTGAAATATTTCGTGTATTCCCGTAATTCAGCAACGTCGTGGTTTCCCTTGATCAGAACCTTATCGCCATTTAGACGCCCCACAGTGGAAATATATGCACGTTTCATGGCGATGTCACCCAGGAAATACACCTTGTCACCGGGCTTGACTACTGCGTTGTAGCGTTCAACCAAATCATTATCCATATCCTCTACATTATTCCAGTGTGGGCGGATTTTATTGCCGTCCCTATCTGTGAAATTAAGAATATTCGCGTGACCAAAATGTTGATCCGACGTTAAAAAAATATTACCCATTATTATTCTCCTTTGGCGCCACTATACAAAAAAGGCCCCGAAATGTCAAGGCCAATTTTCGTATTGTTGTATTTCTGTATTTTCTAAAATTTCTTTATACGCCAGAAAACATGTATATGCCATGACTTCCATTAATGAGAGTTGCGTGGATTGTGTTGTAACACTGGAATATGGAACATTTTTAAAATCTTTTACCTTCAAAAAACAAGAATTGCTACCTTTGTCGGAAAATAAGTATTGAAAATCATACTCGGATGGAATAAATTCACCCAATTTTTCAAAAGTAAAATAATTAATTGGTTGGTAATATCGCTCAATATGAATAAATTGTTCATATAAATCAGATATATTTACATTATTACCACATTTTTGTGGTTCATAACATTTGAAAAATTTTAAAATTTTTCCTAAAATGTCTACAATTTTTTCATTACGTAATCTTCGATTTCTATCAATTTGATCTAGATATGATATCCCCATATCTAATAGAGAATGTAGAAATATTTTATTATCTTGATTCATGTTTAGGGCCAATTTTCATATTTGATTGTAATTGTATCTTTTTTGGGTCGCAATTTTTTTATTTGGACTAAAATTTTTTCATATTGTTTCTTTTTGATATGAAAAAATGTTTCAGCGGCGGACCATATCGGGAAGTAATTTAGCAAGATGCATAACCAATGCGCCACCACGACTACCATAAAATTTTCGTTCTGGCATAATTCTTTCAGGAGTAGTCACTTTAACTTATTCCTTTTTGGTGAATGTCCTAATAACTACCAATTTTTCTTCTTCTTGAATGTCTAGGTCATAAGCCTCTTCCATCCACGGCATAGATTGGGGTTCACCATGCTTACCACCACCATACCAATAAGTCCAGCCCACCCAAGAGCCATCCACCATTTTCGCGGCTACACTTTGGCTTTCATAGTGACGGCTGTAGTCACATGGAATATCAGTTTCTTCATCACCACTACGAAATTCATATTCAGTATCGCCAAGATCATCTATATTTTCATCATACAAATCATCAATTGTATCCTCTGTGATAACTGGTAATGCAATATCATTTTCGGTGAAATACTTATGTAGAATTGAGTGCTTAATTTTTTGTTCTGGTGTCATCATTGTTTTTCTCTATGTAAGTGAGGAAATTTGCATTTGCAGTTCTTCAATTTTTTCTTGAAGTTCCACAATATAATACGCCGTCATGATCCACATGTCACCATCATAATCAGCAGTCCCCTCATATACACAAGGATGCTTAGTACTGAGACAGCCTTTATCACCACAACATTTTCTTCGAAAATTTTCTGTTGTGAGATAATCGTCAGGGAGTAAATCCCTGACTCTTTTATATTCATAATATGCCATTTTAATTCGCCCTAATACATGTGCTATCACTACTAATTTCATCATCATTTAAATAAAGTTTAACAGTGACATTAACACCGGATGAACCAAAGGAATAATAGTTATCTAATTCAATCCTAAGATTTTCTTTTAGATATTCAATTAAATCACTTTTTTCCAATGCCATTACTCCTATTTTCCTTTAGATTTGACAGTTCGGCCTTAATCCATTCATTGAGATATTCGACGCTGGGATCAACCAACTTGTTGACTGTATCTGACTTGATAACACGTTCACCAATTTCAGAGGCGGCAACTAGTGTAATATCTCTCTTTGATGGTGTAATTGTGAAAATTCCAAGAAAGACAAGAAACAGAATGGCGCCCATCTTGTTCCTCTTGCGCCAAGGAGTATAAACTGTTTCCATGCGCTTATTATACAGTGCGGCTGCTTCTTCCTTATCGAGATATTTGTATAGATCGCGACGATAACTATAATCTTCATTATTTCCACCAATTGCTATTAGATAAATAATAGTAGAAACGATTGTTCCAATGGCAGTGATAAAAATTAGTGCGGTAATACTACCGCTAAGGCGATCAACAAAACCACCAAAGAGAATCAACCAACTGAGAGTATTCATTTTAAATTACCTTTGTAAATAATTTTTCAACAGCTTTTTTACGCCAGTATTTTTAGTCAAACTGGAATTGACATTTTCTTTTGACCAAATGCACGTCCATCCTTCAGGTGCATCGTATTCTGACACATATACCGTGTGACCGCAAGTTACCATTTGGTCACACCACTTCCAAAAATCGTCATGATCAAAATTTTTACTGAAATCATATTTGGTGGTATCGCGGTATGGTGGATCACAATAAATCACATAATTATAATCCATTCCACTAATTATATCAACATCTTTATAATCCGCTAAAAGAAAAAAAGTATCAGTTAATTTTTCTTTTTGTTTCATTAGATGGTCATGTGCTTCTCTGGCATAATTGCGTGGTGTTCCCTTGTTAGTATTACCCCGCGCATAACCACCCCACCATTTACCCCCATAAGAACAGGCTACGGCAGCAAAGGCGATATCAGCAGCCAAACTACTATAATGGTCACTACCATTTTGATATTTTTCTTTTAATTCATAATATTGTTCTTCACTTAAATTAGTTGGTGGAACCCACGATCCATTCGCCAATGATCTAAACATGGTCATTACATAACCATTAATGTCAAACCCAAATCTAGTCATAAAAATATTTGGATCAACTTTGTCGATTACATTTGCGCCACCAACAAATGGTTCAATCCAAATATTTTTCTTGGTGAAATCAATCTTGCCATCCAAATCTTTCATAATAGCAGCAATAATTTGTTTTGCGTGCCTATGTTTACCGCCCATATATTTCATAATATCTATTCCTTCAAATAATAACCACTAAATTCCATTGTCTTTAAGTTAGTTAATTTTAATTCATCCACCTTTTTCATATATGTCAGCAACTTCTCTTCTAAATTTTTAGAATGCCAGTAGGAGTAATAAAACTCTAAACTTTTTGTTGGTTTGCGCGTGAGAAATTTAAATGGATATCCATCTGTATATTTTACTTTTACGTGGTGGTTCATAATATACATTCCAATCTGATAAATGCGTGTGTATCGTTTACCACCAACAATAAACAAACAATGATTTTTTGCAAAATATTTTTCACACGCTCTTATATGTGAACGAAATGCATCATACACATCATTATCTGTTGTGTAATTTTCCTCTGATTTATCTTCGGCATAAATCGTTGTCTCGTAAAAATTTATACCTTTCTTTTCCGTGATAATTTTAGTATACGGGCGCCTAAACCATCTATTTCTGAAACCTACATTATCTGTTTCAAAATAAAATTGGTGATATTTTATTTTAATTAACCATCATTCTTTAAAAGGAATTTATTGGAAATAGCTTTGAAGGAGAGATTAGGATAAACTTTATTTTTAAATACCAATCCCTCACGTTCGGTTTTTTCGTTTAGAACCGATTTTCCCTCGGCCAGAGTTAGCAAACCCGCCACTGTAATATCCCTTGGCATTAACCAATATGCGTCAATGATTGGAACCTGTTCAATATTACCACCAACACACAGCAATTCCCTCATACGTGATGGAACATACGATACATTTTGAATGTCATAGATATCAAAAACACGAAATTTAATATCATGCATTTTGTATGGATTTTTTTGAATACCCTCACCAATCAATTCGCCTTGAAGTGCAAGACTTCCACCATAGAGATTATTCATGGTTTGAAGTTTTTCTTTTAGATTCTGATTAATTGCCGCTCGCCAAAATGCATTGTTTTCATCACATTCCAAATCTAGATTGCGGGAACAAACATGAAATGTGTCATCATCAGCATTAATATAAACAGTCATGCTGCTACCATCTAGCTTTTCGGAAACTTCCCACAGGGAAAATTCCTTTGAATATTCTTTCCAGTATTCTAGCTTACGAGTAAGATTCTGAATACGTTCTTGATCAGTCTTAGGAATGAACGATGGAAAATTACCGCGAATACGACCGCCAAGTTTCGCGTTCAATTCTGGTTCCCACTTGATAATACCAAGCAATTCACTTACATCATAATTTTCATCTGTGTCAGAAGTGACAAGATTTAGATTATCATACAATTCTTTAACTTGCGGGAAATCATCAATTTTGAGAATTAGACCTTGGGATAATTGCTTTTTCATTCGTGCAGTCTTTAGGCGTTCGCCCTTAATTCCCATATATTCGCGCGGTTCTTTTCCTTTTGAAAGAAAAGGTGCAAGATCAGTTGGAACCCAACTATCAATTTCTAGATAGATACAGTGATCACCAACAGAAAAATCATCTTTCTTTACCACTACTTCCCAGCCATCAACAACAGCACATTCAATTGCATCTGCCTCTGGAATTGGAAAAATGTTGTTAATTTTACGAATTGTTGCAAGTTTACGCATTCATAAATTCCTTATCTTTCATTAAGGCCAGTATCAATCTCTTTGAGGCGTTTGTCAAAATACGATTGTATGACCAAACGTTCATCTTCTGTCAACGTTTGGTCATATTCAAAATTATTCTTTAGTTCATGGGAAAAAGCGGATTTTTTTAATGATTCAATTGAGTAATTAGTATCGGTCATTATTAATTCATTTGAATCGCACAAATAGCAACAAGGCGTTTAGTTGGGTCTTGTTTAGCAATAACTTCATTCATTAACAGAACTTCTTTAATTGCATCCTGGCAAAATGAATCATTCTTTAATTCTCGAATGAGAGAATCACCAGTAACTACACCGGCAATCGTCAAATAAACAGCAAAAAATGTGGAAATCATGGTATTGTTGGTTCCTTTAATTCAGTAATAGTATCTTTCATTTCAGAAATATCATTCTTTAAATCATAAATGTCAATATCTGTATCATCCGTTCGACGTTCAATTTCACCAATACGATATTTTAGATCATTTAGAATAGATAAAATATTATCAATTTTTTCTTCAATATTATACATTTAATTTCTTAACCATTCTTTAATATATTAAAAATTTTTACTGTAAATATATAAATTGTTTAAGAATATATTAATCGTGTTCGTGTTCTTCTACTTCAATGCCATCGCGATGAATGCGAACAAAAACGTGATCCCCCCATGCACTTAGGCAAAAATCTTCATTACGTGAAAGAAATCTATCAAATGCATTCATATCTGACTTAAATTCATCAGAGATAGTGTATCCAGCTTCCTTTTGATAATAACTGTTAAAATCATGCATTGGGCGTTCCTCACCTTCCTCATAATCTTCTTCATCAGTATCTTCAACCTCATAATCATGATTTGAACTTGTAATAATTTTCCAACTATTGGGGGAAAAATTAACACCCCTAATACCATATTCACATGGATCACCATCATTAAAATATGGTGTGTATGCTGCAAAATAAATGGTCTTTACTTGTGGATATTTGTTAAAGAAATCATCCTTGACTTCCATAAAAATATTTTCACACATCGTCCTAATTTCTTGACGGAGTTGTGCGATGCGAATTTGTGCTGTTTCGATTGTTTCGGCAATATTCTTTGTCATTTTCAATCTACCATTTCTACTGTCATTGCGGGTTGTGGTGCATTTTCCTTTGCGTATTTCTTTACGCCACCGGCCCAAATAAGCATAACAAAAATATAATTAATCATGTTTCGGATCATCTTTACTTACAATATCGGAATCCACAATTGCAGCCAGAGAAAAATTTCCTCGCCCGTAATATCGTTCACGATCATTCACGGCGCGATTAAATGCATCGAGACAATCTAGAACATATACAGCAAGAATCCAGTCAGGTGTATTGGATTCATTTTCCTGACAGAAACTATTCAGAACGCGCCGTAATTCCATTTCTAGATTATAATTTTTTTCACTGTAATCCATTTATTCTATCCTTTAATTTTTGTGTCACTAATTGACCGTTGGCTTTACCTTTCAATTCTTTCATAATTTGCCCAACAAACCATTGTGTTAATTTTGGTTCATTAGAGATATTAGCAAATTTTTCAGAATTGGCGGCGATAATCTTTTCAATTACTACATCAACTTCATCATTCGATAGAGACTTATACTTTGGTTGCGAGATAATTTCATCAAGAATCTCATATCCCTGCATTAAAACTATATCATCATCAACTATTTTAATTTTATCATGTTCAATTAATTCAATTAAAATATCTTTAGCAAAAGCCCTATCAATTTTACCAGTTTTCAGATAATCAACAAATGCATATAAATCCGGCGCACGTAAAAGACGATTTATTTTTGAACTAGGATATTTTATTGATTTTAAATATGCAGAAATTGGTCCTAAAATCCATTTAATAGCTTCGTCGGTTCCATCGCTTGCATTAGCAATATAATACCAGCCAGAAATATCACCATCAAAAAAATTTTCTAAATCATAGGATCGTGCCTTAAAAGATTTTTCATCATCAGACACGATTCCAAATTTATTCAAGATTTTGTATGGTTCCCATGTAAACCATAATGAATCATTTTGCATTTTCAGTAATTACCATCAACTCATTCATAGCTTGTTTGTAATTATAATAACGAATACCTTTACCACCGGCCTTTTCCCATCGTTTAATATTTTTTGCGAAGTCATCAATGAGTATATCACCGGGATTTTTCATGTGCAAGGGTTTATCGCGTGATAGGCAAGTTACAATTTCAATATCAGGAAAATAGATTTTGAATTTACGTTTCTTTTGCTCGGCAACAAAATCAAAGTTAGAACGGGGACAACCAGTGATTACAACTGGAAGAATTGGACCATGTAATTTTCCATGTTCTAGTAATGTTCTTGCACCGGGCATTAAAGGCATTGTAATCCAAAAATTCTCATTTGCATTAACAATCT